TCCTCCAAACCCCGGCCCCCGAAGGAGCCGGGGTAGATTGGTTTACGTTATTCGTGCAATTACAATCGGGAAATCAGTCTGTGCCATGATGGGCCTCAGCACATCACAGGTAAAACTGACTGTCCCGGATTCCGTCTTGCTGAATCGCAGATTTGCCCCGCCGCGAACCGCAGCGCGGACAATATCCACGCGGAATTTCTGGCCAGCCACAGCTTTGGAAATCGCCCGTACGGATTTCTCAGTACAGACAACCGCAGCAGTGGGAGCCCTCCACAGTGTCGCTGTAGTGGTCCCGCCCATAGCAAGTCGGAAAACTTCTGGACGCATATCACGGGTTGCAAATTCAATAAATTTCTGGCCGGGTGTATAAACGGTAATGTCAGGATAGTCTGAATCCTCGACCATCAAATCGTTTTTACCGGGCATTTCAATAGCCAGTACCGCTGAATCGGGCACAATCGAATCTATTGAAGATAGTGCCGATGGCATTCCCGCGGTGGCTACCTGTGCCGCACCCAGCGCAATGCTTTGCAAACCAATGAGTCGCCAGTCAGAGCCTGCTGGTGCTCCCATTTAAAAACCTCCTTATTCAGTTATTGCATTCACCCGAACGGAAGAATAGCTCCATCCAGGGTTTTCCGGGTCATCATAAGTCGCTTCGCCAGCGATTTCGAGATGGAGATACGTCGAAGGACACCATGGCCATGCGGCAATCCGGGAAATCACCGCGTCTGTCGTGGCTTTTAAAGTAGCCTCCGGTATCTGTCCGTCCTCGTCGTTTTTGATGAAACTGTTGATGAACACCGTTCCGGGCTGAACATCCATGCCATCGCTGTCCGGCAATGCCAGGGGCGTTATAACTATATCCCGCTTCGCTGAGTTAAGCGGTCGTTTACGCCTGTATATTCGCCCGTCTATCGTTGTTGTAACGGTAGCGCAGTTAAGATGTTTGTATACTCTATCTAAAAGCCTGAAAGTCGTGCTCATTCCAAATCCTCCGGCGGCTTAACATCTCCATCCACATCACGGAAATATCTTTTTATCGCAGCCTTGCCGATTGGGATGCTTTGCGTAATCACATCCCGGCCTTTTGACTCCACAGGCGCGGCGTATTCCATTGCGGCAAAACCTATGAGAACCGCACCGGACTGATTCGACGCATCGCCTGCCATTTCACCGATAAATTCACGGGCTTTCGCCATGCCGTCCATTCCGCCCGATACCGTACTCGATACGCCCCTAATCTGCGGTTGTCCGTGAAGCAAAACCGTATAGCCGATGGAGTTCCGCAAATTGCCCGTAATGTTGTTATAAGTTCCGGTGAGCTTTGCATCATTGGCAAATTCCGAACCCGCGCGCGCGAGAGCCATCACCATGTTATGCACCCGCTTTTCAGCAAACCTGTCAATTTTCTGAAAGACAGAGCTCATCGTAAACATCGGTATTAAGCCGCTCATATCTGAAATTCCGTGTGCTTCGTGTAATTCTGGATCCGCACTACCTGATACGTCGCTCCGTTAAAGCCGAACCTTAAGCCCTGATCGTCCGTGAATATCGTGTTGAGTTTCGGACAGAACACATCGAACGCATAATCCACGCGGTCACCGTCACGGCCTACCACGTACCTACCCTTGACCGGCTGGATGTCGCAGTAAATATGAATCGTAGTAAGCGTGCCTTTGGTTTCATAGCCGTCTGCGCTATATGTGTTCGCGCCGGAAACGTAAGATAGCGTTCCGGTATGCGGATATAATTTATAAGTCATTTCTCACCCGTCATTATGACAAACTTCACATCTATAAAACAGTCGCCTTCCTCAAGTCTCATGTTATAGGCTTTTTTATATTCATCAGAAGCGTTCTCGTGGAGCTTCAATATTTGCAACTGCTGCCTGATGGGAATTGCGGAACCGTTCAGCCATTCATAAACGCTCATGCTCTTGAATATGTAAGGCTCGCTGTAAATGTTTTTAAATCCGGCTTCCATCATAAACCTGAAATAATCGTTTTCGAGATATACATTCCGGTCGTCTTTCAGTTTGAAAATCCGCTTGTATTCATGTTCAATGCCCGCATCCGCAGGCACGGGCTGCGCAACGACTATTCTCCCGCCATGTTTTAATACGCGGAAGCATTCGCTAAAAGCGCGGCCAATATCACCCACCTGATGAAAAACCTTGCGTCCGAAAATCCGGTGAAAGTAATTTTCAGGAAATGAAAGACGCGTGATGTCGTTCCAGATGAATGTCTTGTTGCCTTCCCACTTGTTTTCATACGCCATTCCGATATTGGTATCTACTGCAATAACGCTTTTGCATAAAGGAGCCAGCGCGTTTGCCATAATGCCCGTGCCCGTTCCGACATCGAGAACTTTATGCCCCGGCTTTACCTTGCCGAGCTTTAGCATCTCGGCAACCAGCACTTTCTGTTTCTGCGCGGGCAGATTGTTATAAGTCTTTGCGCGTTCCGACCAGTTCATTCCGAAAACCTTCTATACGGTCCTGATATTCCGGTTTTCGGATTAAATCAGTGTCCTCATCGGTTAATAATGAATATTCTTCAAACCCTTCATCGGTCTTGACGTATTTATCTTTCTCGCCGATAAGCATGTCCCAGCCGGTAGCGAATTTCTCGCCTATCGCCTTGCAGAATACTTTCTCTTTAAACCGCTTGTCGAATATCGCATCGCGCTGTACGCGCGCATATCCGTTTTGTATGACTTCGATGTTTCCGGTTTGCACATAGTTCATCAGCACATCCGGGAAGTTCGCCATTGAAAAGACTTTCTCATGCTTTCCATTAATCCCGCCGATAATCAATGGAACGTGACAGTTTTCCGTATGCCAGGTCATGCCCGGACCGAGATGGCCGTGCTCGCCTAACAATTGTCCGTGATCTGCGGTAAATATCTTTATCGTATTCGGCGGCGCAAGTGCCGAAAAGAACGCGAGCTGATTATTGAGAAACGAAAGAACTTCCTTGCGCTGGCGTTCCATGTTTTCGGGCTTGTATTTACGCTTCCTTTTATATTTCATTTCCCTGTCAAAGTTAATCGGCGCTTTTGTATGCCATTCACCTATCATTGGAAGATGAAATTCCTCCAACAGCGTCACTGCAAATACGGGTTTATCCGGATTCTTCGCCATCTCGCAGAGATAAGACCATAGGATTGTCGGGGTAGTGTATTTAATCTTTTCATTGCCCTTAAACGGTGTGTGCGCTTTCCCTACTGAAAACTTTGTCAATACAAACGGATAAATAGCGTTCATTAAAAACCGGAATCCTGAAAAATTATAGAGATAATATCCCTTTTTCTTGAAATATTCCGGCAGGCCGTTGCCCGTGCCAAATTCATGGTTCTGCAAAGATTCCCTATCCGTAATTAATTCACCGGTCAATGCGCCGTGTACGCAGGGCAGTGTATAGATACTTGTCGAATACGCCCGATTAAACGAGTAATTCCGTTCTGCAAATTCCCTTAAAAACGGCATATCCTGTACGTGCTTTTCCGTCAGGCTGTCAATGAATATCAGGAACACATCTTTTGCGGTACGCTTTTTCAGGACTTCGCTCATTATCTGAATCATATTGATAAGCGAACCGTAAAAACTTTCCATTATTTTCGCGCCCGGATAATCCATATCTATGTAATGCTTTATAAAATCCAGAGCTAAAAGAATGTTTCGCGATTCCATATACTTCGCTATAAGCTCCCATAAAATCGCAGGGGCGTGCTCGGATGTTAATTTTTGCCTGACCAGTATATCATTAGTTTCACCTGCGGCAAGTTTTTCATAAACATCGCGTAATTGCCAGAGCGTGTATTGCAGGTGTGTGCTGCAATTTTGGTTATTCATGTATTCATACTTGAATCTGGGGATTATATCATACCGCAATATCAGGCTGTTTAAATATGTCTCGAAATTCATAGCGCCCTCATTACGGTATCCCACCAGACATTTGAGTTATAGTATTTGGTCGCTCTCGCGCATCCGGCATCTGCAATGGCTTTGCGTTCATCCCGGTGTTCGGTATAATATTTTATCTTGTTTTTTAAATCCTCGTAATTTTCCCATTCCACATATTCTTTTCCAGGCTCAAACATGCCGGCGGTTTCAGGGTTCTTTTCCTCAAGCAAGAGACATCCCGCAAGCGTGGCTTCGATGGTCCTGCCGACAAGCTGCGGCATACCGCTTTTAGAGGAGGAAAAGTTCACCACCATTGCCGTGTTGCAGTAGGCTTTGGCGTATTCGTCTCTTGAGAACGGATGTTCTTTCCTGCCGCCCGCATGAACAAAGCCGGGGATTTCTGTTTTAAGCCCTTCGATGATTTTCTCACGATCGCATTTCTTCACCCGTCCGTAAAAACCGGCGTCTATGTATTTATCGCCGGGATAGTACAGGTTCTTGTCCTGCGGGGTCCAGAGAAACAGGTATTTGTCGGGTTCGTTCACCTGCTTGAAAAACGCAGACGTATCCACCACCACATTCAGATTCACCCAGTATTGAATCATTTCACCCACAATAATATGCGCGTTCCAGAGATGGTCCCACCAGATTTCAATAATCGGTATCTTATTATGAATTTCCCGCAGTGTATCAGGAGTCGGGTTCTTATCACTTCCGATATGCCAGTCCAGAAATACCGCGTCCGGTTTCCATTCCTCAACCAGTTCCAGACAGGCCCTATCTCCGGGTTCGCCATGCTTGTCTAAATACTCGTCGAAACTGAACAGCTTGAAATTCTCCTCACCCGCATATTGCTTCCACGTATTCCAGAGATAGTGCTCGGAATTGGTAACGCCTACTTCTTTGTTCTGGTCGAGCCATAGCGACTCGATAAACAGCATTTTCATTTAAGCCTCCTCTTTTGCCTTGTTGAAAATAAACTCCCCGAATTTGCGGGCTGTGTAATTCTTCATTACTTCCTGCCCGGCTTTGGCAATGTCCCCGTACTCGTCCGGGTGTTCTAAAAAATCTCCCAACCTGTCTTTGAAATTGGTCTTTGTCACATACACGCAGCTTTCATGATCTTTAAAGCCCCTCGCTTCGTATTCAGGATGATGCTGCGCGAATGTCACCATGCCGCATAACGGCATTTCATAGTATTTCGGCACCGGGTAATATTCGGATAACGCAAGCCCGCCCGCAAACCGATAAAGCAAATCCGAATAATCCTTTCCGTGCGGTGTCGTATTGTCAATCAAATAATGTTCTATCCGGGTTACTTCGGGCTGCGTGAACGCCCATTTTCTGAAATCATAGCATCTCAAATCAGCCGCCCACGTGCAGCCATTCGCAAGCACCTCCGGGATCCGGTTCTTTATTCTCTTTACCGGAAACGCGGGTGCAAACGGGAAATGCAATAGTCTGATGTCGTCTACATATTGACCGAGATATTGAATAAATCCGTCGCGCACCGGTGAAATCACAAACTTTATCCCGCGTTCTTTCAGACGGTTCATGCGCTTCTCCGGTCCGAGCTTATGTACTTTCGAGCCGTCCTGCATGTAAATGCCGTGCAATTCCTGCTGGTGCGGGTCGCTCAAATATTCCATCTTCAAAGCCGGATGCTTGTCTATGCCGGCAATGGTGATATCGTGGCATGAGTTCGGGTCAAAAAAGATAACCACGTCCGCTTTGATGTCTTTGGCTTCGCAGGACCCGGCAATCAACTGCGCTCCGTCGAATGCCTCAATGAGTGCATCGAGCATTCCCTTGTAGATATAGGAATACGAGTACTCTTTCAGTTTCCGGTCGTTCGGATTATAGACTAACGCTAATCTCATCCAGCACCTTCCGTACGGTTTCTCCGTTCAGTTTAAAATCCATCTCCGCCATCTCCCTTGCCGTTCTTCGCCAGTCGTGCGATTGCATGCTTTCCCAGAGCTGGCCGATTTCTCTCGCATAGCCGTAAATGTCTCTGGGGTCGTGCTTGAACTGCGTATAGTTGTTTCCGCCTCCGCCTACAAACGGGCAGCCGGATGCCATCGCTTCGCGGACCGTCCGCGTGGCAATCACCTGCGGCGTAACCATGAAATCCGCAGCACGATATACATTTTCAAGACCTTTGACCGTGCCAAAAACTTCACCCAATGCCTCAGCACGTTTCAGGTTCAGCATCGCCTTGTTTTCAGGACAGCCGTAAATATGAATCCTGCCGTCCGGCGCGTACTGCTCAAGAAACCGCGCGGCCGCGAATATGACATTGAACGGCGTCACGTCCTCGCGCCACATATCCATGACGACTATGTTAGGCTTGCCCGATGGTTTAAACTTGTGCTTCTTGCCTTCTGGGTTATACTTATTTAAGTCCACAGGCGCGGGCATGTAAAATACCTTCCGTCCAAGTATCGCTTCCCAGTACCATACCAGCTCCGGCCAGAATGTCAAAAACGGCCCCTTGTGTTTCCGTGCCTCTGAAATCACGGGCACAATCTTTTTGTGTTCCAATAAAAAGGATGATTCGGGCCTCCCGTGTAATGTCATAATCGTAGGCTTCCCTAATGCCTGAATCTTTTTAGGTAAAAGGGAATGCCTGAACAGCAGGTCACAGTCCCGCGCAACGTCCATGTTCTCGGTTTCAAGCCAGTCATCTTTCAATCCAATGTTGGACTTGCCATCGAAATCTATAAAGTGCGCTTCGTAACCTGCATCACGTTCGGCCCGTATCAAATCCTTTACGGTTTCATACTGTCCGCTCTGGTTCGGCGCAAATTTACCGAAATGAGCGAATCGCATCAGATAGACTTACCTTGCCACGCTGCCAGGTCTGAATGTATCTTTTGCAGCTTACCCGTAAAAACGGCATACATATCTGATACTATTGTTTCTGTGCCATTCGCCAGTGCAAGTGTATCGGATTCTCGTGCTTCGATACCTGTATAAAAAGCAGTTAGATCCGAAACCGCTTTCTGGATATTAGTCACAGCAACGGTTATGTCGGACTGAATATCCTCTTTCAAAGCGTCCGATATTTGACGTAATTTTCTCATTGTTCCTCCATGCGCCGCTATTTACGAGAATGAGCATCGTCGGGGAATTTATAGGTCACCATTACAGGGGTGCTCGTAGTGCCTGCCCGTCTGAATTTGAAATACCTCATCTCGTCGGGTCCTTCCAGCGTGATACGTTCCCGGTGGCTTAAATAACAACCGGTCAGTGCCAGCGGCGTATAACCACCATAAGCATAGCGGATGGCGGCATTCACCGGCTCAATGACGGCGTTTACCGCCCCCGCATACGTAGTGGTCAAATTTGTTAATGTCGCTGCTGTCGTAGTCGCTGTAAGCACCTGTGTGGTAGCGGCGTGAAACGATTTCCAGGGATAATATTTAGACATAAATCACTCCTACCATCGCGCTTCGCCGCTAATACTCGGCCCCAGGCCTACACTCATGGCGTCCGATGTACTCAAATCCAAACGGTTCGCAACTGTCTGTATCGCCATATCCAGAGCTATCGGGTCGAACTTTATCGTCTTGCCGCCGTCCTGTATTTCGGGATGCGTCTTTAAATACCCGTACAGGTCAATCAGGCACATATCGACATTGCCCTTGTAGCTCTTGGTATAGGTTGTTCCAGATGTCAGGTTCCGGTCCGTCAGAATCTTGTTATACAGGTCGTCATTGGTATAGCCAAATTCACAGGCCGCTTTAAAAGCTTGCAGTAGCGTCATGGTTTATCCTTTATTCCACACCATCCGAATCGCCGGTGGTGACGTTCACTTTCCACATATTCGCAACATTCGGAATAACGGGGAAGCTCACGGCCTCACCTTTGGTAAACTCTCTAATGGGATCCACTTCCGACCATTTGGAAACGAGGATTCCGTTCGAGTAAGACGATGTGACATAATCAGGTTCTTCGCCTCTCGCCGGCGGGTCGGTCCAGAGCATGTCACCGCATTTGAGCGAGGGAACGAATGTGACGTAATTGTCCGGCCACGGATTCACCGTAGTCCGGGTTTTGGTGCCGTTCGGCCCGGAATTAAACCGTTCCACACGGATTCTATTGTTCACCACGATGACCTGCGGCAGACCGTAAGACTTTAGCGCGGCGTTCACGGCATTGACGGTTTCAAAAGGAGCCTGATTGAAATTGAACGGCTTCGCGAGGTCAACCACCTGGTCGGCTGCGTTGAACTGCCGCCACTGAGTCGTGTTCATAATGGCGTACATGGGCGGCTCGCAGCCCGCATCTTCTGCGGCATTCATGATGTCCTGAAAATCAGTGATCGGCTGAATCTGCGATACACTGCCTGTACCCCATCTGCGCGAGGTTGTTGCCGTAAGGAGCACCCTTTTATGCGCTGCGGCCAAATTATAATCAATCGTGGTCTGCAACGGCATTTCGGGGTTATAGGCAATCGCCATATCGGTCGTAGAGATGGTGAACGTACCCAACGCACGGAGCGCCAGATATTCCCGGCGTGCCTCCACCGCGTCATACACGAACTTGACATCATCGAAAATAAAGTCCATGATGTCCTTTTCGGGAGTCTGCGGCTGTGCCAGGAGGTCTTTGTACTCAACAATATCATCCTCGTTCATCACGCGCTTCACGCGGATGGGCGAGAGGTCCATAAACTTCACGTCTGCGGTTTCCCGCGACTTGAGAGGTGCTTCTGCTCCGAAGGCCGTAACCTCCGCAGCGACCTGCGCACCCTTATCTGCAACCCGGTATTTGACAGTGATTCTGGGAGAGAATTTCAGCGGAAACAAATCATGGTAATACCGCTTGCCCCAGATGTTGTCATTCAGGAAGGATTGCAGAACAGCAGGATCGTCAACTAATTTAGAATGCTTCATTCTTTAATCCTTTCTTATACCTGTCCCTGGTTGCGGAACTTGATTAGATTCAGGCGGTTCTTCACATCGGTGGTATAACCCCATCTGAACACAGATGCGGCGATTGAACCACGATGCACTAATGGCGCAAACACATTGTACTTTGTGGTGCCGTCTTCCTCGCGAACGATTATCGGATTTTCAAGCAGTGCATACGGACGGAATTTCGGAGCCGTCGCGTTTGCGGCGTTTGCCTGATAAAGCACTTCGCCCTTTGCCAGTGAAAAGTCGGTCTGGGCGGTGACAACGTAAGTGGGCGCAACTGCGGTAATTGTTCCAAACGTGGCCGCAGCCATATCAACAGCACCCACAAACTCGCCGATTTTGAACGGGTTCGGAGGATAGATAACAATTCGCGTAGCACCATCAGCGCAGGCGGTCGCCACAACAGCAGACTTCATCCACATATATTCGCCTGCCGTGGTGTTGGTCGCAATCGGTGTGCCCTCAAAAATGGTATGCAAATCAGTGGGAACTCGCGAATCCACCTTTATCAATGCGCCACCCTGTGAGCGTTCCAATATCTTCAGGAACACAGGATGAAGAACCGTACCTGTCTCTTTCTTGAAATAGAGAGACATTATAATACCTCGTTATTTAGTTAAACCTAATTGTTCTGCGGCGGCTCCTGATGTTTCGAGCTTCGCCTTTTCCTTGATGTATTTCTGGACTTTGGCAACATTGTCGCTCGTGCTTCCTCCGGTAGAACGGAACGGCTGTTTCTGGCCTTCTGCCCAAGCCTGAACTTCCCGGTCTTTCAGCTTGTTAAAGCCCTCCTGAATCAGTTTTATCCGTTCCGCAATGTCTTTTTCGGAGTCAACATCCAATAACCCGACGTATGCCTCTGGAAGTCCGGCATCTTTAATGGCGGCCTTCTTCAATACGTCCAGCTTTTCGGCCTGCTGCTTGCCCATGAACTCCGACATCATATTTGTAAGTTTAGTCAGGCTTTCTTCAAGCTCGCTAACCTTTTTGTCGGAATCGCTCATGTTCGCTTCGGCCTTTTCCTTTGTCTCTTTCTCCTTGCGTTGCTTTTCTTTGTCACGCAGTTTTTTCTCATGCGTCTTAATCGCCTCAGTCACCCGCCGGTCAGCTTCCGATTGCAGGTATTTGTCCAGCGATTTGTCAAGCCCCGCGTCTTTCACTGCTTTCAAAAAATCATCTGCGGATAACTCGCCCAGGTCATCCTTAGAATCATCGCCCGGCTCAGCTTCGGTCTTTGTTTCTTTGGTTTCTTCCTGGTTCTCGGCATCCTTCTTTTCTTCTTCTGAGTCTGCCATTAAGCCATCTCCTTTACGTTCGGGCGTTGTTCACCTTATGGTT